TCCTTATTTAAGGCGCGTCAAGAATTTAATTACTTAAAGCTGTGTTCAGTAGTATAAACAAATGGCTGGGGAATTATCGAGTGACTACCTTACAGTCCCAGGCCAACTGTTTGCGTGCATTTCGTTTGTGGGCCCGGACCTGCCCCAGCGCAATGAGAAGTTGGGTATGAAGATTCGCGGGTGCTTCGCGTCTCGCGACGAGGCAGCAAGCCACGCCAAGCGACTCCAGAAGGAGGATGCGCTCGTGGACATTTACGTGGTCGACATGTACAAGTGGCTCCTGATTCCCCCGGACCGTTCGCAGATTGAGGACGTGCACTACCAGAACGAGAAGCTCGAGGAGATTATGACCAAGTACCGCCAGAACCAGAGTGCAGCTGCATCCATGTTCGAGAAGCGTAAGCGCGACATGATTGCCAAGCCCCAGGAGGGTCAGTTCCCGTACATTGACCCGGCCGACGAGAACTCCAAGTACTATACCAAGCCGGACGTTCCGCCCATTCCTCACCCAGCGGATGTGGTCGAGGAGCTACGCAAGGAGTTCCCGGACAAGACGTTTGCCGAGCTCGTGAAACTGGCGGACGAGCGCGTACAGGAGGAGATTGAGAAGCGTCGCGCGACCGAGGGGCCGTCTATGACTATTGAGACCGTGGCGGAGGAGGCAGAACAGGGTTCTGCCGACCCCGCCCCCGCCGACGACGACGTGCCCGAGGCCCCCGCCGCGTAGGAAAAAAAACGCACATAAGAGTAGATGGACCGCCTCACAGCGCTTCCCACGTGGCAATACGTCTTCGTGGGAATTACTGGGTCTTTAACCATTGTGACGAGTCTGTACATGCTTCGGAACGGAAATATCGCGCCATTCGCCGTCGTGGCGGTCCTTGCGCTGATCCTTTACATGACCTGGAAGCGCATCCAGCCCTCGGTCGTGTCGCGCCCGCCACCACCTGCTGCAGAAGACACGCAGTTTACTGTGTTTCGAAGCATGGAACCCGCTGATCAAACTCGTGTAAACCCCTGGACGGGCATTTTACAGGAGGATGTATATGCGAACCGAACTGGTCCAATTGGTACTTTTGTTGGGAACGACGACGTGACACCTGGTGCACCTCTGTACCCTTTTACTTCGGATGAATAACAATAGGGCGCATACTTACCACGAGGACGCCGATGACGATACATATAAGAATCAAAGCAATGTGATTTTCCTTCAGCGCATCGAACGTACTTTGACGCGCTGGTGGTTGGGGCCATACAGGGTACCGAGGCTCGTCAAAATCCTGAACCTCACTTTCGGCTCGAGGGGGTGGGACGTTTCTTGACGGCAACTGCTCGCCGCCTTTGGACAGAAACGGGAGGTTCTCCATCACTGTCAGACTCGCTACTCTCGCTTTTATCTGGCACAACAAATCCGTCTAAATTTCCGTCCTCATCAGCGTCCGAATCGTCATCGTCGTCCTCAGTCTCCTCGTCCGATGAAACTGTGGAGGATACATCAGACTCGTCCGAATCGTAATCATCATCAGCGTAATCGTCCTCGACCTGCTCGACCGGCTCGTAACGAACAGGGGGCTTGGAGACGCGTCCTGACCGGGTTCGAGTACCAGTTGTGGAGACCTCCTGAGTTGCAGCAACGTCGGCAAGGATGTCCAAACCCGACTGTGACTGGGGGGATACAGTCGGGTCGCCTTCGGCCCCCCGACTGGGATCATTGCCCGTGGCTCTTGACCGGACCCGGGTCACGCGTGTCGACATATTCTGGATACTCTAGGAGCGTCTCGTTTAAGTACCTTGGGAAGAAGTACACACCCTGGGAAATTGAATTTTGATTCAAAATAAGTTCACCTTCGTACCCGAGCTGACGTGCAATGTCCCCGAGCTCGTCCCGAACGTGTTCATCGTCTGCACGTCTGAGGCCCAGACCCAAGTCCCGAATGCTCTCCACGGCAGCGTAGAGTGCTGGACCCGCCTCGTCAAGGCGCGTCGAAACCGACCGTTCGAACGTGTCCAGATTGTCGAGAAACCGTTGCCAACTCACAGGGTCGAGCCCCGAGTATGGATGGACGAGCGTCTTGTACTTTTTGAACTGGCTCGCGCCGCCCATCGGGAAAAATGTCCATAATAAAACAATGAGAAGGACTACCCACAACAGCAACATCATGGAGCTTCTCTATTATAGATGGCGGAAGAATAACTTCGGTCCCTTTAAACTCGGCACACTCCTCGTCAAAGCACCTTTGTGAAATCTTCCCACGACATATATGGAACCAGATATGGTTTGACTGGTGGTCCCGTCGAACTCTCTCACAGTACTTGGAGTCCGTCTGGGCGTACCACCCGTCGTGCTCGTGCCTCTGGACCTTCTTGATGTGTGAGCGCTCCTGACCCTCCATGTACCGACGCACAAAGTCCTCGAGTGCACTGACGTCCTCCAACGTCTCGTGTGTACTGGGCTCTTCGTCGGTCCGCACTGAAAAGAGAGCAAGCGTATCAGCATCGGGAATCTTGGTCAGGTCCGTGCCCTTGATGTCCTTCCATGGGATGTACGGGTCACCTGACGGTTTCTTATGGGACCATAACATGCGAAGTCCTGAACCGCCATAGACTGACGCGTCAATCACCTTGTCCCATTCAAAGGGAAAAGCCTCTGAAAGACGTGCAATGATTTCTGTTCTTAAATTCATGGCCCGAGTTCGAGTGACGACAAGGTCTGGCCAATGGATATGGACACCTGATTTGACAAGTCCATCCTTGATAGGGCGTGGTTGGGCTCTGGCAATAAGGCACCGTGACGACGTTTCAAGGGCTTCATGAATTATGTTTACAAATTGAAGAAGGTCATCTTCGGCCAACTTGGTCTCAGCCTTGTAGTCCAGGTCTACGAAAAACTTGAACAGTTCCGTCTTTTGCTCGACCACGTACAATTTTGTTCCTGAATTCACACATCGAACGTACTCACGGTAGAACTCCTGTGTTTCTTCCGTGGGTACATGCAGTATTCCACCCGACATGAGGACATGGGTACATGGACCGCGTGGAACCATCCATCTGTTTATGGACATGGGTATTAAACGGCCCCAGACTTTAAGTTAAAGTTTTTTATAAGCTATGTGTATATGGGATGGATATACCTTATACGTAACATTGTAAACAACAAGTGTTATATAGGTCAGACGCGTGCTGCAAAAGTTGAAAAGCGCTGGATAAGTGAAAAGTCGAGACCCCATGGCCTTCTGAAACGCGCATTTGAAAAATATGGAATGTCTAACTTTACGTTCGAGATTATATCAGAAGTTTCAAATGATGAACTTGATGAACGTGAAAAATTGGAAATTATTTCAAGAAATACACTTGCACCTAATGGATATAATCTAGAGTCTGGCGGTAATTCCCGAAAAATTGTTCATGTAAATACTCGAGAAAAACTCCGTCTTTTAAGAACTGGTTCTAAAGCTTCTGTAGAAACTAGACAGAAGATGAGTGTCAGCAGAACTGGTATGAAGCAAAGTTTAGACACGAAACTTAAACGCGGTAAAACACAAACTGGTGAAAAGAATCACATGTTTGGGAAACCAGGTTCCGGGTCTAAAAAGGTTGGAATGTTTATTGATGGTGTACTAGTCGAAACATACGATTCTATAAAGTCTGCATCTAGGAGTAACAACATATCATCTTCAAGCATGAGTTTATACTGCAATGGTATTAGGAAACCATCAGGCAATTTTACATGGAAATTCATATGATTAGGCGGGTCACTCCTCCTCACTGCTCGAGTCCAACAGCCACGACAGAATGTGTTTGTGTCTCTTTTCCTTGGACACTTTTGCAGGAAGTTTAAGTTCCTCAACGACCTTTTGTTCCTCTTGTGTGAGCTCCTCCTTGGGGGCTTCCACGGGGGTCTCCTCGGTCGCGGGGGTCTGCGACTCCCGCTCCTCCTCCACCCTCTGAATTTCGTAACACAATTTCATTAAAGACATTTCCTTGGCAAGCACGGCGGGGTCTTCATCACTTCCCCTGAGCTTGACGAGGATCGTCGCGAGTTCCACTTTGCTTCGCGTCATTTCTAGTAAAGGGAAACACTTATTTACTCACGCGTAAGCGCGACTTTCTGGGAGGTCCGCCATCAGCGTGCTTCGCACGCCTCTACTCCTCCACATTTTTCAAATTAAATGGCGTCCAGTGCGTCGTTGTGACCGCCTGTTGAAACGCTGGGTTTTCAAGAACGTGCGTTCGAATCATGGGCCACAGGTTCATACTCTGTATAGTCTCGAGAGTCTCGAAACGACAGTCGTCATTCTCGTCATAGTTTTTGCGGAAAGGAACTTCGGAACCTTCCATTTTTCTTTTTTCTTCAATAAAACGTTTAATGATGTGGCGGTGCTCAATAGACGTCATGGGCAGATTGAACACGTACACGTGGTAGTGGTTCAGGACTGCGACTCCGTCCTCAATGTCTCGAGGCTCTGGTGTATCTGTCGTAAATTTAAAATAGGAGTAGGACCCCCTTTTTAAATTTATGAGCCCCCGTGTTTCTTCTTCGAGCTCTCGAATCGCACATCGAAGTGGATTAAAGACCTCGCGTCGGCGACACCCGCCGGTGACGAACGTCCATTCACGGTACCGACGGTCATGAACGATCAAAAAGTGATCTTTACTCATCGGTATCGCTATCGCTTTGTGGCGCTCTCTTTGCGGATTTTCTCGAGGGGCGGGGTCCATCCTCTACTGAAGTTTCTGGGGCAAAAAATTTAGTGAGATTTCCCGTACGTGGGTTATACGACGCAAGGAACACGAGGCACGCGAGCACGGCCCAAAATATCCAGTGCATTTTCTATTTTTGGTTAAGATAAAACTGGGTGCGCTCACGCTGCGTAAAGGAGCGAACCGAGTCCGTTCTGGATACGCAGAACGTTGTAGTTGACTGCGTACAGGTACGGCGTCGGGTACGCGCTCGTCAGGTTCGGGTTGTACAGACCCAGCACACCGTTGGCCAGGGTTGGTGGCACCACAAGGCGGAACGTGTCCAGACGGCTGAAGTTGAGCGTGCCGTTGGGCTGGAGCTTGGAGGTGTCCAGGCAGTAGCTGATGACCGCCACGTTCGCCACGGCGTTGTTGTGTGCGTACCCGTACGGCGTGTTGTAGTACTGGGGCACATCGATAAAGTGCGTTAGGTGGCGAGAGTCGCCCACGTCCACACCGTTCACCTGCGTCTTCAGCTGGTACTGCGAAGCGGCCACGGAGCCAGAGCCGTTCGCGTAAATCTGGCTGTAGTTGACCGATGGCCACGCCAGGAACTTGATCGGGTGCGCCAGGGCCAACTCCTGCACGGGGTTGTTGCCCAGCACGACGCGCTGCACCTGGGTAATGAGCATGTCGTACTGTGGCGCCTTGGCGAACCAATCGCGCTCGGTCTGGTCCAGGTACACAAAGTTGGACCACGCCAGGAACTGCAGAGAGCTGTACGATGTGCTGGTCTGCGCCGTGCCCTGGAAGAAGGAGATGGTCAGACCTGGAGGAATGACGGTCGCGCCAGAGGTTGAGGGGAAGGAGATGGTCACGTTACTGCTTGCAATATTCGACACGCTGGACACGTACACGGGGCCAGTCATGGGCAGACCCGCGACGTACTGGCCCAGCTGAACACCGCCCTGGCCTAGAGGGCTCACGACCTGGCTCAGGGGCAGAGACAGAGACGTGGTGCTTGCAGGAACAGACACCTGCACAGGGATCTGCGTGGAGCACACGGGTGCGTACAGGTTCGCGACGTTGCCCGTGACAAACGAGCTGATGAGGTTGCCCGCTGCAGAGTTGGCGAACGACACGACCACGTTAGACAGACCGCCGAAAGTACCGGCACTTCCGGGGGCGGCGACGTTCGAGAAGGACTGAACGACCGCCACGTTGGTCTGGAGGTTCGAGGATGGGCCAACCAGGAGCATACCGGGAAACAGAGGGCCGGTGGTCTGGGACAGGACAACGTTCGCCAGGTTGGACGTGAGGTACACGTCAGACACCACGTTCGCAGTTGCCTGGGGCTGGGCCGGTAGGACCGGGGTGGTAGTCAGACCAATGGAGATATTTTGACCCAAAAATGGGGACCACGTGATGCGAACCTCAACGTCGTGGAACTGCAGACCAATCAGGGGCAGAGCCACGGACCAGTCCTTGCAGAAGAAGAACTTCAGAGGCAGGAAGGTATTCTTTTGGTTATTGAAACTGGTACTGTTGCTGTTCAGGTACCGCTGGGAGAAGGTCTGGGCACCGACGATGGGCTCGACATCGGTCATGTACTCGATGTCCTGAGTGTCCACCACCTGGCCGCCGATCAGGAGCTCCACCTTATCAATCACCTTGGTCCAGTCCAGACCGACGATGCCGGCACCGTTGGAGTCGCGGGCCGTCAGGTACACGTAGCTGAGCAGGTCGCCCTTCTTCTCGAAGCGAATCGTGGAAATGCCGCTTGCAATTGGAGTGCCCTGAATCACCTGGCGCTCCACCGAGTTGGCGTAGTGGGTGTACCGCTTGTAGTTGGACCGGTAGAAGGAAATCTCAGGCTTGCCGGTCAGCCAAGCGTCCTGAGCGCCGATGGCAACGAGTTGAACAACGCCTCCACTCATTTACTCTGAGTCTATATTTTTTTAGTTGACGGAGACCGTATTGAATGGGCGCGTCTCCAACTCGGGGTCCGCCTTTTTCGGCGTCGCCAACGAGTAGGCCAAGGGGTTCTTTTCGAGTTGCTGGATCGCAATGTCTAGGAACCCCCTCTGGGCCCGCGGGTTCGGGTTCGACTTGAACTCGTTGAGCGGGTCGTCGAACTGGGGTGGCAGAACGCCCCGGCCCTGATTGTTGCCGGTAAGACCCATAGGGCCGACTGGAACGGGCTCCGACTCGATGCGAAGCTGTGTCATGGCGCCAACCTGGTTCACCGGGTCATTGCGCACGTTCATACGCGCAGCGTTTCCGGCGCGATCTGGCTTTGTGCGGTACCCGGAGGAACGCGTCAGGTCCTTGTCCGTGTAGCACGTCTTGCCCTCCGCGTACGGCTGAGCCACGTTGTACTGTGGTGGGCCGTCTGAGAGTGTATCGGTACGCAGACCCGTTTCGCTACGAATCGTCATCTTCTTGGTCTTGAGGTAGTTCGGGCGACCCTCTGGACCGACGAGGGCGCTCTGAGCACCGCCACCGCCGTACGCCCCCGGATCGCGGTAGGCCGTCTTCGAGGCTGCAGCCTGGTGCGTAATGTCGCCAATGTACGCGGCGCCACCGTTCTTGACGAACGGATTGCGCGGGCCTGGACGACCTTCGAGGGTGGTCAGACGCTCTTCGTTGATATTCGTAGGGAGAGCGCGGAAGTAGTCGTGGAAACCACCCGCGGCACGCACGTCTGGACCGATGCCAAGACCTGGACCAATATTCAGGGGCGTCTCGAGCGGACTGACATTGTTTTGCTTGTTTGTGATGTATTCGCGGTTGTAGAGATCATAGACGGGCTGACCGTACGGAAAACGGCTGTTCGTCGGCGTAATATCCTGGAGGTTGGGAACCGCCTCCTTGGGCTGAATGCGCCAGTCACCGATGCGACGTCCGAGTTGGGGGTTGGTATTCCGAACGTCAAACGCATCGGCTGCGTGGTCTGCAGGGTGCGCCATCAGGTCAATGTCGCGCCGTGTAAGGGGCTTGGGGGGTTTCGTGGTTGGCTGAGGTGGTGCAGACTCTGACGAGTCCGCAATCGTCTTCCCAGCAAACACGAGACCGACAACGGCCATGAGAGCCAAAGGATCCATCTATTACTTTATAACTATTTTTTTACACACAGACTTGGTGAGAACAACGCCTACGGCCTTGATGCTTTTACCGCTGGAACGTGTTCCCCTTGGTGTAGTACCGCTGAACGAAACGCTCGTTCTGGTACTCGCCAAAGGTGTTGATCGGGTTCCAGTTAATGACACGGAGGGGCAAAGTGACGTACGTGTTCGGGAAGTCATAGGGTTGCTCGGACCACCCCTTCTTCCATGCGGTGGTGGGCTCCTCGCGCAGAGCGCTCTCGACCACGGTCTTGTCCTCGAGGACGACCTGAGCCGGGCCACGCCACACGCCCTTCTCCAGCGTCAAAGGACTGGTATCAAGGAGCATTTTATTAGTATCCAAGGTTAATTTCTTCAGCGCATCTGAACACGCTCCGGGAAGGCGGAATAGAACCGGTCGGGGTTACAGCCAGCACCGCCCTGGTCGTGACACTTGTTTGCAAACGGACGGCCGTACGCAGCCTGTGCAAAGCCCGTCTGGTCATTTGGAATGGTGCTGGAGGGCATGGTGTAGAAATTGCGCTCGGCGTCACGCTGACGCTCAAACGGGTGGATTTGGCTCCACGCCTGTTGCACCTGTCCGCGCACGCTGGGGTACCACGCAGCGGCCGGACGGTCTGGATTGTCAACGTACTCGTTCAGAAGCACGTTGCCCATAGAGTTGTTCACGGACGGGAGGGTCACGTCTGGGCGGAACACGGAGGACTGACGGGCGTCACCGATGGCCGGACGAAGCTTTCCGTCCTGAACCATGTTGGTCGTCCACATATAGTACAGAATTGCAAGGGCCAGAGCACCGAGAGCGAAAATACGCGTGTCGCGGTTGAGAATGTACACGAGGCACGTGGCGTACAAGATGAACCGAGTCGTCGCAGAGACGCGCTCACGGGCCGACTGGGACGCCGTCGGCCAAAACTTGAGAAGTTCGTCGGAGCGAAACACGTCTTTGGGGTCCATTTCTTCTATTTACTTAGAAGATTTCTTCACCTTGTGGCGGGGACCTGGTGTGTGTGGACGCCGGGGACTTGGCGCCCCCGTGAGGGCTGCGAACGGGTTTCCGCCAGGGCTGTTGAGCATCTGCTGAAGCATACTGTTGACGCCGGACATGAGTGCCGCCTCGTCAAGCTGTCCATTCGGACCCGTCTTCATGTTCCGGGCACATTTCTCGGCTGCTGACTCGATCATGGTCAGAGTCTCGGGTGGGAACATACTGAGTGTCGTCGCAATCATGTACAGGGACGAAAAGTACTGCCAAATGGCCTGCTTCGTAGCGTCCGTACAGTCCTCACGCTTCCAGATGGTGTCCAGGTTGAAATGCTTCGCCAGCTCATTGTCCGAGTCGAAGAAGGCGTCGTTGTGAGACGACATGTGACCGATCCACGGGGCGATCATACGCATAAAATCAGCACACGTCACGGGCGTCTTGGGGGACTCATCGGGGAACACCTGAGCAAGCTCGCCGATAAATTGACCCATCATCTCATCGAAAGCCTTGACGGTGGTCATTATAGTAATTTAAGGAACGTAATTCTTTAAAAAGGTTCGCGGAGCACAGGACCCGAATCACCCTGGCCCTGAGACACGATGAAATAGACGAGGAGGCCCACGAGGAATGCAGGCTTGAAATAGTCCGAGTTCTTGAGTTTCTCTTCGTTATTCATACGCGCCCTGATGAACACGTAGGCGACCACGGCGCCGATAGCAATGATGGACGCACTGAACGGTTCGCGAAAGTACTGGTCCATTCTTATTATCTAGGGCCTATTTTTTCAACCTTGAGTGGCGCATCTGCAAACAGGGACTCGCCCTCGTTCGCCGTGGGCACCGGTGTCCCGGCTCCCGGAACGTTCGGGGGCGTGGCGGAGTTGTTGACCGTGACCATCGTATCGACACCGCCTGGAGTCTTGCCAAACTCCATGTTGCCTGTGTTCTGGGGCAGGGAGGATGGGTCGTCCGCGACGGTGTCGGACGGTGGCGCATCGTCCATAAGGTCCGGAACGTCCTCGTCCTCCGGCGCCTCCTCATCGTCGTGATCCATGTCGAGGTCTTCACCGGCCGCTGGAAGAGGCAGGTACGTATTCAAAATCTCGGCAGTTGGAACGAGGTCCTCAATCACTTCCCCAATTCTCTTGCAAAATCGGGTGGTCAGGACCTCCTTGCGCTCCTCCTCAGACTTGTTGTCCACGATAATGCTGGGATTCTCGTATAGGTCCTTGGCACACGCCTCGTAGCACCGCTGAACAAACACGTCATTTGCAGGGAGCTTGATACTGATCTTTTTCGACTTTTTGTCAGTCCGAATGGCGCTCAGAATCTTGACGTGGATCACAAAGACGGCTGCCAACAGGTTAGGGAACAGGGGCTGGTTCTTGATGATGGCCTCTGTATTTTTGAGTGAAATTGAAGAGTTCCAGGTCTTGACGCCCCGCAGAAGCTCCTGAAAGACCCGCGTGGTGTTCTTCCCCTGGGACTCTTTCTTGGCCTCGAGCCATATTTCCCAGAATGCTTCAATCATCACGGGAATCATGGCGTCACATAACTTCTTTGTAAAACGACGCTCGGACTCATTGAGAAGGTCCATTGGTTAATACATTCGAAGAATTATTAACCGCGAAGCGACACGCGGTCCTCCCCTTCGGCCTTCGGACCGTTTTGCGGTCCTCATCTCTTCCGTATTTTGTCTGCAGTCTTTTTGAGATTCACAAGACTTGGAAGGAAGGTTCCTGGGTCCACTTCCTCTTTTTCAAATTCCGTTTCTAAATGAGAAGCCTTTGACCATTGGACGTGAATGTCCAGAGGTCCTGCGAGATTCACGATGTATCCGAGGCGTATGAGTTGGCGACACATATAGGTGACGGTCAGACGAAGGTCGTACCGCGGGAACCCGACGACAAACTGAGGAACGGTCAGGATCGTACTCCTCTGGCCCTTTTCAGAAGCGACTCGAATTTTACGACAAAATTGCTCAAGAAGAGCCTTGTAGTACTCTTTTTTAGCAAGGTCCCGTTTCTTTTCGTTGGCCACAATTTCCTTAGCGGTCAACATTCTATTTTCAAAAGAGTTTTAAATAGGGCCGACTCTACGAGCGAGTTAGGAGGTTCGTGGTGTCCTCGAGCATTCCCTGCTTGTAGGCTACTGTAGGGTTCGAGAGGTTCGGTTGGGGCGGCTGGTTCTTGTATCCCTGGAGAGCCCCCTTGAATTGTGTGTCCAGGTTCTTCTGGACGTCCACCCACGGCTGGTACTTGTCGGGCTTGTACCCGTAGGTCGGGTCAACGGTTGCAGAGTCGCCCACGTCGAGGAGGGTCACGGACCCGTCCTCGCCCACCTTGGCCTTGATATCGTACTGAGTTCCGAAAAAGTCCTTCGTGTTGTAGAACATGATGCGAGACATGTAGCTCCCGTCGGGCTGAATGTTCACGAACACGGTGTCAATGGGGACGTAGTCGGGCTTAGTGCTCTGGAACTTTTCGATGATTGCCTGGATCACGAGGGGTGGCACGGGTGCATCGAGCTGAACGTCTCCGGCCGCATACGTCATCTTGGTCTGACGCGAATTCCAGACAAAAAAGAAGACGAGCGCTGCCAGG